GACATTTGTTCCGAAACTACGAGCGTGAGCATATCTACAACTATGAGGAGCACGTGTCGTTCGCAGAAGAGTTAGAGGCATACGGGAAACTACCAAAAACATTTATGGCTGTCGACCCTGTAAGCAAGAAGGAGTGGATTTGGGATGATGTTACCCGGATGCGAACGCTTAATACCAAGCAGTCGCAGAAGAAACGGCAGAACCACATCTGCCCACTTCAGTTGGATATTGTCGAAAGGCTGATTGAACGGTATTCAAATAAGGGTGAACTGGTATTCGACCCGTTCGGTGGTATCGGAACCGTTCCTTATTGTGCTGTTAATTTAGGACGTAAAGGATTATCCACTGAACTGAATTACGATTACTGGAAAGACAGCCTTTCATACTTGTATGAGGCGGAAATGGAAGTGAGCGCGCCCACGTTGTTTGACTTATTGGATGATGCTGTATGAACATCCATCAGACAGTTCCCCGTTATGATTGTACCTCTTTCGCCAAATGTGGCAAGCACTCCTTTGCCTATTGCCGGAAATACGGTGCATCCGAATGCGGTCCATGTGAGATAGTGAAGCGGAAACCGAGAAATCGGGTGATGGTGGACGGGAGGGAGCGTAAGATATGCAGCCGTTGCAAAAGATTGCTTTTGCTATCCTGCTTCTATGATAGGACAATCTACCGTAATGGGAAAGCGTATCACATCAAAACATCCTGGTGTAAAATGTGTATTTCGGAAGACAATCGGGAACGGAATAAAAGAAAGGAAAACAAATGATTGAACGAATAAAAGTAGCATGGTACGCCCTTACAAGAAAGGAGTATGCGTTCTTTTCAATCCAAAGGCATGAGATTGAAACAGCGGTGGTAGATGTATTATATCTGATAATGCAACCCGTTTTTTCTTAGAGACAATTATCAAGTTCACAGAAAAATATATTGAGGAGAAAGGAGATTAACACATGAAACCTATATTAAATACTGAAGACATTAGGAAACTAAAGACTGATGAGATGTTAATTGAATGCTCTTTCGGCAAAGTAAATTATTATAGATTCCTATGTTCTCACCCACGAGACCCTAATTATGTAATTCTATTGAATTGTTGTGAAGAACCTGAAAGGTTTTTGGTTAAAAAACTTATAGACCGATTCTATACGGATTACACAACTCGCGATATAATTACTTATCGTAGAGATTATGCCATTAAGGAACTCAAAGAGTTTGAACAAGCATTGTCTGAATTAGATGGTAAGGACAATTTAGAAGATTAATTAATAACAAGATAGTAATGAGCCTTGGGTAGGCTTCGTAAAACCTATTAAATATATGGAAAATAATATTCAAGAAAACAAGAAGAAATTAGAAGAACTAAAAGAGGCAGCAAAGCCTTTGATTAAGTTTCTGTGTGAGAATTATCATCCTCATGTAACTGCAATTGTCACCCTTACAAGTGTAGAGGTAATGGAAGGGATTCAAGCAGTTCCAAATATAACCGAATTTATAGTTGATTAAAATTTTACCATGCGGCAGGAAAATCAACTGTCGCATGGCTCAAAACAATAAATAAATGAGTTATTATACACAAGACGAACTAAATAAAATTGTCAATTTAACAGTTGATACAATAAAGCAAAAAGCAACAGAGGCTCTTTCTTCCGTATTGGAGAATTGGGTACATGGCGGTGATGCGGATTGTATCATTGCTGAGTTTGAGGAAAAATTAAATAACGTGTAACAGGAAAATATGAACAAGAAAGAAGAACAAGCCATAAGCTTTCTGCGTAGTATGGAGCGTGAAGAAACATTATCACTCGGTTTCTCCGGTGGAAAGGATAGCGTTGTCATACTTGATCTTGCAGAACGTGCAGGCGTTAAGTATAATGCAATCTACGCTAACACCACAGTAGACCCGCCTGGCACAATCAACTTCATAAAGAAGAACTATCCACAAGTACAGATCATGCACCCGGAAATATCTTTCTTTAAGTTGATTGAGGAGAAAGGTTTTCCCTCTCGTTTACGTCGATTCTGTTGCAATAAGCTAAAAGAACGATACGGTATAGGAAAGCGTAGTATCGAAGGAATGAGAGCTGGCGAAAGTAGAACCCGAAAAGATTATGAGCCTGAGCAGTGTGATACAAGAAAATGGATGAAGGGAGCAAAGCATATTCTTCCAATTCTCACATGGACAGAAGAAGATGTTTGGGGTTATATCCGAAAATACGGATTACCATATTCAAAGTATTACGATGCTCCCTATAATTTGAATCGACATGGCTGTGTTGGTTGCCCTCTGTGCAATTACAAGCAGATGCAATTAGAGTTCAAAATGTTTCCTGGTTATGCTCGTAAAATAATAGTAGCCGTTGAAAGACACATGAAAACTCACCCAGAAGGTTTCCTTGCACGCAATTTTGCAGACGGGTACGAGGCTTTCTATTACTACATCAATGAAATACCGATTGCGGAGTTTCACGAAATGAAGAAAGGCTTATTCGGATTCAATGCAAAGGAAATTATTCAGAGAGAAATATTAAAGTAAATAAATAAGGAAATCAATCTTTATTTCTTTTTGATTGATTTAAGAACCATCCAATAAAACTAATTACTACACCTGCATATAAAGAAATGATTAAATTAGAGATAAGCGATATCTTATCATCTAAAGCATTGTTTCTAACGTTATTTAGTTCTTTTAAGTCATTGAGTTGAGACTGTAGAAGATTTATTTTATGTTCAAGACTAATATTAGATAAAGTTTTTTGAGGATTATCCGATATCCCTTTTTCTATTATAGTTATCCGGTCATTAAGTCTATCATATGCTAAAGTTGTATCAACAGAAATAGAGTCTTTTTTTTCTCTAAAATGCTGATTTCTCATGTCTTGCCATAAAGAATCAATACTTTTTGTTAAATCATTGAAGTCTTCTATCATATTTGTGGAGTGGTTCTGTGATATACTATTAGTCTTATAGGTACTGAAAAGGTATAAAATCAGAGAAATAATAGATATTACTGAAATCACAAGAAATATAAACCGTGAAAACCTTGTCTCAGATTTTATTGCTTGTTTTTGTGCCTGCATTGATTTTTGGTTTTCTTCTTCAATTTGTTCAAGTTTCATTCCTTGCAAAACAATGAAATCATTTTTCATTATCTCGAAATCAGGAAAATCCTCTTTTTTAATTGGAGTTAAACTACTATCGTCCAAAACTTCAGAAAAGCATAGGCTTTCGTTTTGGTAGCTAACTAAATATATAATAATAGGTTCATTTATAAATCTATTAATGTTGTTGAGATGTATTTCAATAAATCTTTTGAGAACTCGAATTTTACCATCATCAATAATGAATAGACACAATGGCTTATTAAGTTGGTTATCAAAAACTACCAAATGAGCGGGATAAAAAGGTATACCGTTATCTGTTTGTATTGTGAATATTAAATCATCTTTTATTGCTGTAGATGGGACATTTTTATTTTCTATGAGAAAGCTAATCAACTTTTTCTTTATTTGCTCAAATTCCATAGTTTTTAAATTTTGTTGTAAATATACATATTTTTTTATAATAACAAATTCAAATGAAAGCAATATCCATAAAACAACCATGGGCTTCCTTAATAGTCCATGGCATTAAAGACATCGAGAACCGAACTTGGCGAACCAATTTTCGTGGGCGCGTTCTCATTCATACCGCTGGTTCCCATGGTAGGAAATTTAGCGTTAATTTGACCGATGCACAGACAAAAGCAGCATTAGCTACGATAGCTAAAGAAACTATGTTCGGAAATATGCCATTTGACTCTATCATTGGTAGCGTTGAGATAGTAGACTGTGTACAAAATCATCCTTCCATTTGGGCAGAGAAGGGAGTGTATAACTGGGTACTCGCTAATCCTATCATTTATGCAAAACCTATTGAGAACGTGAAAGGAAAGCTTTCTTTCTGGGGCTATTCCGACCTCAAAGAAGTAAGTATTGAGTGTCCGGAATGTGGCAGCATAGAAATCGCTGTCGAAGATTATACATCGGCTCCATTTTCGACTTATCTGCATAGGTGTAATAAGTGTGAACATGTGATTCTGGAAAGTGAGTGGAACGTAATAAAGTAGAATATGGGATTTGATTGGTTTTGGTTTACTGTGGTGATTTTGATAATCTGTGTTACTATATATTCCAGTCTCAATAGTTATTGGGAACATAAATATGGGAATAAGAATGAAGATTGCGATATGTGGTGACATGACAAAATCTACTGCCAAATCGTGTCAGTAACTTCTTTGATACCGGATAGTCCGTTCGTGGATTATTCGGTATCTTTATTTTGTAAATCAAAATAATAAAGTATGTACGCAGTAAATCAGTATGATGCAATCGCAGAGGATTACGATTCTCTGTTTAAAGACAAAGCCAGCATCGAGGAGAACAGTAAGATAGCCTCGATGCTTTTTGATGTTCCCGGAATTATTCTTGATGTGGGATGTGGTACCGGACTGTTCCTTGATATTCTGAAAGTATCTTCGGATGAATATTTCGGTATCGATCCGAGCAATAAGATGCTTGAAATTTTCAGGAAGAAGCATCCCGGATACCATAACTTGTGTATCCCGTTTGAGATGTTAAACCTGAAGTTTGTGGTATTTAATACTATTGTCGCTCTATTTGGTTCGGCCAGTTACATTGAAATCGAAGCGTTAACGGATATCCCCGAGGAGAAGAATTTGTTCCTTATGTTCTATAAAGAAACGTATCATCCGGTGACTTACGAACGTAGCGGTTGCGAATTGGAATATTATGAACATTCGAGGTGTGAGCTGGAACAAAGCTTTCCTCATTGTGAAGTAAAAGAGTTTAGTAACTATTATATCGTGACTAACGTATGATATTATATTCAGAACAAAATGTGTATGAAGCGGCGAAAGAACGCATAAGGCTGCTATTTTCTATAGGTGGCCGTCTGGGCGTTTGTTTTTCTGGTGGCAAAGATAGTACCGCTTTGCTGCATATCACTTTGGAAGTGGTACGTGAACTTGGTATTCGAAAGATACCGGTTATGTTTCTTGACCAGGAATGTGAGTACACATATACAGTCGAGTATATGCGTTATGTTATGTCTTTGCCAGAAGTAGAGCCTATTTGGGTACAAGTACCATTCAGATTATGGAACGCTAATAGCGGTGATTGGTTTATTCCTTGGGAACCAGGAAAAGAATGGATGCGTGAAAAAGAGGATATTGCTTTCAAAGAGAATGTATATGATGCTGACAGATTTAAAGACATGTTCAACGCTATTGCATTTCATCACTTAGGAGAAAATTATGTTTCTTTGGGTGGTGTCCGTATTGAGGAATCTCCGGCCCGTCGTGCAGGATTAACAGGCAAGGAGACCCTCCCTGGTATGACATACGGAAAGCGTTGTAGTCATGGAGTAGTTATGTACCCTTTGTATGATTGGTCTTATCGCGATATCTGGTATTATATCTTCTCCAATCGATTAAGATATAATAAGGCCTACAATTACATTTTCTCAAAAGAACCGTTACGTTCGGCCAGGGTGTCCTCTCTGATTCATGAGAACAGTAATCAGAATATCCCTTACTTGCAGGAAATTGACCCGAAGGCATATAATGCCATGTACACCCGCATCCCCAATATTGGTACGACAAATCATCTTCTGTTGGATGCTTTTGAAGAGATACGTAATTATCCGAACTGTTTTAAGGATTGGCCGGAATATTTGCAGTATCTCATTGATAACATAGTAGCCGAGGATAAGAATAAAATTATTTTCTCCAATAACCTGAAGACAGTGATTACTAAAGTTACAAATTGGTCTGATGTAGACCGTCTTGATATTTACCGCGCTTTTGCTCGTGGGATTATTACCGAAGACTTTGAACAGACAAAATTGAATAACAGATTATTGGTTCATAAATCAAAGTATAAATATGGAAAAACTAAAAGAAATAATCACCCGGATGCTTGATGAAGCGCCAGATAAAATAAACTTCTTCAATGAAGTGAGGCAACTTCTATTTTCTTTGTCCCCGGAGAAAGTGAACCCGGTGGATCGTGTTCTTTGGGTTCCAATGGAAATGGTAAAGGCAAACAACTATAATCCTAATGCTGTGGCAAAGCAGGAAATGCAGTTACTTTATACTTCCATTCGGGAAGACGGATATACACAACCTATTGTTACGATTTGGAGTGAGGAAGAGCAAAAGTACATCATTGTAGACGGGTTTCACCGTAATCTCATTGCACGTATGTACAAGGATATTGCCCGACGGAATAGTGGTCGTCTCCCCATTGTGGTTATTGATAAGGATATCAATGACCGTATGGCATCTACGGTCCGGCATAACCGGGCACGTGGTAAACATTCTGTTGATGGCATGACGAATATCATTTATAACATGATTGAAAATGGAGAGTCGGATGCAGTCATTTGTAAGAAGCTTGGTATGGAACCATTAGAGCTTGTAAAACTTAAGCACATCACCGGCTTTGCTAAGATGTTCAAGAACTATGAATACAGCAAAGCCATTAAAGAAATTATTCATCACACAGATTCAGCAGAGTTATGATTATGGATATACAGAATATTGCAATAGATAAAATCATTCCATATTGGAATAATGCCCGGAACAACAGCAAGGCTATCAAACCGGTAGAGGAATCAATCAAGAAGTTTGGCTTTAACCAACCGCTTGTAGTAGATAAGAATCTTGAAATCATTGTCGGCCATACACGATACTTTGCCCTATTAAATCTTGGATATAAGGAAGTACCTTGTATAGTCGCTGATTTGGATGAAGAAAAGGCACGCCAGTATCGTATTGCTGATAATAAGACATCGGAGTTTGCATCATGGGATGAAGATAAACTGATACGTGAACTTAGGACTATGAATGTCCCTGCAGATATGCAAGATTTCTTTTTTGAGCCAATAGAGCAGCTGCTCGGATTTGATGTAAACTTTACTCCGGCAAATGATTATGCAACAGAAGATATGCAAGCAGAGGAAGTACAGCGGGAGTTCAGTCAGGAAATGGAACGTCAAGAGAATGAGGCTTTCAAAAAGAAAACGGAGCGTATTGAGGAGAACTTAGAGCAAGAAAAGACCGAATATATTGAAATGGCATGTCCCCATTGTGGAGAAATAATCAGGATGAAGAAGTGATATGGCAGCACCTGCGGGAAATAAATTTTGGATGTTAAGGAGTAAGCATGGGAGAGATAAACTCTTTTCCACGCCGGAACTTTTATGGGAAGCTGCCTGTGAGTATTTCCAGTGGTGTGATGAAAATCCCTGGCTCTCCAAAAAGGCTATTCAAAAGACGGTTCCTGTGAAAAGAAAGAAAGGGAAGAAAGTGGAAACTGTTAATGAACAGCAAGTGCAACAGGAAGTTTCCCCGACTTCCCGCCCGTACTCTCTTACCGGGTTTTGTATTTACGTAGGCGCTTCATCCAAATGGTGGAGCACCTTTCGTACGGAGTGTAAAAATAAGAATGACGAAGATTTTTTAGAGGTCATCGCACGCGTGGAAGAAACAATCGAAACGCAACAGTTTGAAGGTGCATGTGTCGGTGCTTTTAATGCGAATATCATTGCTCGTAAACTTGGGCTTGCGGATAAGCAGGAAGTGGACCATACGAATGCGGGGAAAGAGTTTAAGTCATTTTCATTTCTTCCATATACCAAAGAAGCGGAGAGTGTGAAGTGATGGGAGAGAGAGTCAACATAAAACAGCGTTTAGCCTATAACTATCTTCGTGACGATGTTACGAAGTTCTTATGTTATGGTGGTGCCGGTGGAGGTGGTAAGTCATGGCTCGGTTGTGAATGGCTGATGCAATGTTGCCATTATCTTCCCGGAACTCGTTGGTTTGCGGGGCGAAATAATCTCAAAGACAGTCGAGCATCTATAGCGGTGACATTTGTTAAAGTGGCTAACTCTCATGGCTATCCATATTATCACTTGACAAATGACGGCATCAAGTTCGATAATGGGAGTGAGATTATCTTTTTGGATTTGACATATTACCCTTATAAAGACCCGATGTATGAACGTTTCGGCTCCTTGGAATTTACGGGTGGATGGATCGAAGAGGCGGGTCAAGTGAATAGATTGGCCTTTGAAGTGTTACAGACTCGTATAGGACGGCACTTGAATGATGTCTATAATGTTCCAGGGAAAATTCTTATTACTTGTAATCCCAAAAAGAACTGGTTATACGATAAATTTTATAAACCATGGAAAGAGCATAAGTTAAAAGATGGTTATGCTTTTGTACAGGCGTTGGTACAAGACAATCCATTTGCAACAGAAGACTATATAAACACTTTGAAAAATACTAATGATAAAGTAACGAAAGAGCGTTTGTATTTCGGCAATTGGGAATATGATAATGATCCGGCAGTACTTTGTGATTATGATGCTATTTGTGACTTGTTTACAAACGAGCATGTACAACCGATAGGCTTATCGACTGGTTCTTCTGACCTTGCCATGAAAGGCCGAGACCGTTTTGTCTGTGGGCATTGGATAGGTAATGTATGTAACATCAGGTTAGACCAGGAATACAGTACGGGTAAATCCATTGAAACGGATCTTAAAAACATGATGATACAGTGGAAGATTCCACGTAGCATGATGGTAGTTGATAGTGATGGGCTGGGGAGTTATCTTGAAAGTTATCTGAATGGCATCAAAGAGTTTCATGGTGGTAACCGCCCTATTAATCCGGAGTTTGACAATCTGAAATCAGAGTGCGCTTTTAAGCTCGCAGAACTAATAAATAACCGACAGATAAGGATTATATGTACGGAAGCCCAAAGAGAGCGTATAATCGAAGAATTAGGAGTTTTAAAGCAGGACCATATAGATGCTGATACCCGAAAGAAAGGAATAATCAGTAAAGAGAAAATGAAAGAGATACTTGGTCATTCTCCGGATTATCTTGATATGCTGATAATGGCAATGTTCTTCCGTATCAAACCAATTCCCAAACGACCAAAAGCAAAATTAGGACAGATATGACAGTAAAAGAATTTTTGATATTAAGTGAGGTGGCAAGTAATGTTACTGAATTATTGGAACAGATAAAGAAACTCCCAAAGCCGGATTTCATTTTGGGAGTTCGTTTGCCGGATAATCTGAATGATACCACTATTGGGCAACTTATGGGACTACAATCTATATCAAGCGATGTTGATTGTATAATGATACCATGTCATGTCCTTTTAGGATTCTCTGTTGAACAAATAGAAGTATGTGAGGTAGAGGGCGTTTTGGGATTTTCCTCATGGGTTACTAAAGAGGTGGAACGGATAACCAAACTGTTTGAAACAACAAACGTGGCGCCTACTCCTGAAGAAAAACGTGCAGGTGTAGACCAACTGTCATTTGGCTTGTTTGGTTTAGTAGATTATTATGCAACCCGCATGGGAATCACTGATCATGAGTTGGTAGAAAGGGTTCCATGGATAAGAGTGTATAAATGTCTCGATATGGATGCCGAGAAGATAAGATATGAGCGAAGATTACGTAAAATTTATCAAGATAATAGCAAATGAACACAAGTGTAGAAAGGAAAATGGCTTCTGTTGCAGAAAAGCTGAAGGGTATAACCTATTTGTTTGATAACTGGGCGACGGCTAATGTCCGATTGGATAAGATGCCATTACCGGCTATCATTAATCTACTACCAGTATCCGGTAAGTTTATTATATCCAGAACGCAGTTGAGGGATTGCCCTAACTGTATGATAGCATTTGCAGATAAGACTGAATTTGATTTTGACGGTAAGGAGAATGATACTATCATAGAACGTTGTAAAGAACATGCAGTGAGCTTTATTCGTGAGCTTAACAAAAGTGGATTATTTGAGTGGGTGAGTGATGAAGTTCCTTATTCTATCTTCTACGATAAATTGGATGTGAATGTTACCGGAATTGTAATAGAATTGAAACTTAAAGAGGTTCAAGGAGTATCCATGTGTTAGTTATGGAAGATAGGAGAAAAGAGATAAAGGGTATTCTAAATGAAGAATTGGAAAGTCTTCGGCAGCGTATTGTTGAGAACCATATACAGGCTGGGCAGCGCGCAAGTGGAAGGACTATCAAGAGCTTGCATGTCGTAGTGGATGATGATCATGGAATTCTGTTTGGTAGGAAGGCTTTCGGTGTATTGGAAACAGGACGTGGACCGGGGAAAGTACCTAAGGGTTTTTATAAGATTATTCGGCAGTGGATGATAGATAAAGGTATTCAAGTAGAAAAGCCTAAGTCATTTGCTTATCTCGTAGCCCGGAAAATAGCAGAAAAAGGTACCAGGCTTTATCGTACAGGGAAACATGAAGACATATATTCAAAAGATATTGAAATAGCAATACAAAATATAATGAATCGTGTATTTGGTATTTTCTCAAAGGATGTGAAACATATAAATCTGAATAACAATGAGAACAGCAATATTTGAAAATAATCATCAGATACGGTATCCTGATGCTGTGTGCTTCTGTTTTAATCCACAAGAGATAACAGTTCAAACTAATAATACAGTGACTATCAGCATTGCGGCCAATGGGAAAAAATATACAGATGTAAGGAGTCCTTATTCAGGAACAGTATATGCTGATATTTCGTGTTATATGCGTTCTTTCTTTTCTGTTGATACTTCATTGTTGCAGTCAATTCGAGTGTCGGTAACGGTTTCTACGAGTGTTGATAATTTTAGTTTTACTACTGATAGTATTTGGGGAGCAATTAATATTGGTGAGGTATTTAATGCACCTCGTGTAGTGAGATGGTTCCGAAAGTTTCCTTTTACTTTCTCATTGTTTGTGGCTGAGGGAGCGACTGTTCGTTTTCGTTATGACCAAAATAGATATGTTACAAAAAACTTATCCGCAGGATTAAATCACATCAATGTTGCGGGATTGGTATCATCAGCTAAAGATTTTGCGGTAATTCGTCTGGATGAGGATTTGCCTACCAGTACATTTGAATACACGTTTGATAATACGTTTGCTCCGATAGGTGATGGGACTGTTATAAATAGGTTGGTAGTAGATTCTTCAGAGTGTGGTATTTATCTTCGTTGGATAGATAGACATGGTTTTTATCAGTATTGGTTGTTCCAGATTGGGGACAATATATTGCAGGTAAGTACAAATGGTGAATTGCTCTATCAAACTTTCTCGGACAATAAATATGCTTATTATGGGGTATCACGTCAATCTAAGAAAATACAGAAATCTATAAAGGCTTGTGCTACACTTATAGATCAGGATACATTTGATATGTTGTCTACTTTGCATACGTCCCCTTTAATTGATTTGTATCATGAGGGGAAATGGTTCCCTGTAAGATTGGCAACGGGAACAGTGAGCCATTTGCGGAAACCCTTGCAGGATTTTGAAATAGAGATAATATTACCAGAAACAATATCACAGAGTTTATGAGAAATGAATTATTGTTTATTGACGGTGAATTGGTGGATTTGGATGACAACACTAAGATTACTTTGACCTATAAAAGTAACCTGTTTACCGATTTGAGTAAGATCGTAAGCAATAACAGTTATACGATCAAGTTGCCTAAGACAGTCAGGAATCAACGTATTATCCAACATGCTGACCTTCCGGCATGCCAGACTGACTATCCGAGAACGTTTCATGATACAAGGTATATCCGTAACGGGGTTGAAATTATTTCTAACGGGAAAGCTGTATTGATGACTGGGGCGGATTCTTTTGAAATAGCTTTGACGTGGGGGAATATTAGCTTGTTATCTAACATTATTGAGGGTGACAAAACATTGAATGATTTGAAAGATAGTTATCCTGAGTATTATACTATTTGGAAAAGAGAGATTAGTAATTATCAAGATGGTGCAAGTTTTATCATGTCCGATATGAATATGGGGGTACGGAATTATGATAACAAGAACTATATCCATCCATGTGTCCGGGCAGGTTGGATTTTAGAACGTATATCCCAGGATAGCGGTATCAAATTCTTATTTCCTACCAATGTCACAGATAATCTGATTAACAAACTCCTTGTTCCGATGTTAACCAAGAAAGGAAAGGGAGAGGATTATAATAATCAATTAGGAATCACTTATGAGTATGTGAACGGAACGCGACCCAATCATGATTATGGATATGTTTTGAGAGGTAGTACGTCTACTTATAAAAAAACAGATTATCTGGAAACGGTAGACCTTAGTTCATCCAAGTATGAAGGCATGAAGATTTTGAAGGACAATACCAAAATTCGGATCATGGGAAGAATGTTTTTTAATTTTGTGAGAACAGAGGTTCCTAATCCGAGATTTGTAGCTTACAAAGTTGTGAATGGGGCTGCGGAGGAAGTGTTTTCAGTCAGCTATACCAGTTTGGAGAAGAGAGGTACTCAAAATTGGTTTGTATCTTTTGAATATGATGATTATACATCTGTATTGGCTGCGGGGGATGTGATCTATTTTGCCTTTTCCGATACCGGATTGTTTACAGATAGTTGGGGTAGCACAACCTTTGTAGTCGGGTTATTGGCATTCACTGAAGAAACCAATGTTTTTGAAGATGGAATAAGTGATGGATATTATCCTATTATATCCAATTTGCCAGACATAAAGCAGATTGATTTCATTAAGTCTTTATCTGTTATGTCTGGTACATTTGCTGTAGTCAAAGATGATGTTACGGTTAGGTTTGTTTCAATGGATGAAGTTATAACTAACAAGTCTAGGGCTATAGATTGGACTACGAAGGTGGTTGCGTCGTATCAGGATAATAAACCTAAAACTATTTCGTTTTCTCTTGATGGATTCGCTCAAAAGAATGTCTACAAGTGGAAAGAAGACAAAACAGTATCTGGAGATTATGAAGGATGCATCAATGTTGATGATGAGACTATTGAACTAAGTAAAGATAGTGTTACGCTTCCTTTTGCCGCAACCGATACGAGAGCCGGTAAAGCATATATTCCAATTTATGAATATGAAGATAACGAGGAGATTGGAAAGATAGGAAAAGCTGAACCTCGTATATTGTTGGAGATTAGTAACAATGGTAAGTCAAGGGCAACATTCAACGGTTTGTCATGGCATGCCTTGTTGTCTAAAAATTATCAATCATACCAAAAGGTGGTACATAATCCGGTTGTCATTACGGAAAAAATTGAAATTAACGATATTGAGCTAAAAGAGTTAGATGTGACTATTCCTGTCTATTTAGGTCAATATGGTAGATACTATGCTATTATATCAGTAAGGGCAGAAGATACGGGAATATGTGAATGTAAATTATTGCAATTGGAAGTGTAACTATGGAAAATGTAGAAGAAAGAGTGCTGGATATCCGGGTGAAATATGACGATGCTATCCGAAAAATAGCAGAATATCGTACTCAGCTGGATGTACTTCGAAAAAGAGAACAAACTTTAAAAGAGGATTTGAAAGCAGGACGTATGAGTCGCAAAGAGTATAACTTACAGTTATCAGAAACCAAGATTGCTACTCGTGAAGTGAACGAGGCTGTTCGAATTCTGAGTAAGCAAATACAGAATGAGCGTAAGGAACAGACGGAGCTTGAAGGTAGCTTAGTTAGATTACGTGCGGAACTTTCTAATTTGACTGCTTCTTATGATAGGTTAAGTCGTGCGGAACGTAACAGTGCCAAGGGCAAAGAGATTCAAGATAAGATAAATGCCATTACCGATGAATTGAAGGAAGCGGAAGAGGGTACACAGCGTTTCTATCGTAATGTCGGTAATTACGAGGAAGCTTTGAAAGATTTTGTAGGTATCAATAATGACTTTGCAAATTCTTTGTTGAATATCGCCCAGAACTCAAATGGAGTGAAAGGCTTTTTCTCCAATATGAAGACAGAAGCATCTGCTTTAGGTTCAACGCTAAAGGCATTATTGAAAAATCCGGTATTTATGAGTATAGCAGGTGTTGCCGGAGTCGGTTTTGCTTTCAAATGGTGGTATGACTACAATAAGGGGGTAAAAGAGGCTACCAAATTGACAAAGCAATTTACGGATAAGTCTGGCGATGATTTGAAAATCTATCGGAGTGAAGTACAAGCTTTGGCTGATTACTACAGTAAAGACTTCCGGGATATGTTGACTGCTATTAATTCCGTAGAAAAACAGTTTGGCATATCTTCTGATGAAGCGTTGAAAGTAATCAAAGATGGTTTCATTGCCGGAGCAGATGCGAAAGGTGAGTTCCTATCTGCTTTGAAAGAATATCCGGCATACTTCAAAGAGGCTGGTATCTCTGCGGATCAGTTCGTTGCTATTATTGCAGAAACCAATAAGCAGGGTGTCTTCTCTGATAAGGGAATTGATACAATCAAAGAGGCGAATACCCGGCTTCGGGAAATGACTACATCAACGGCTGGTGCATTGGATGGTATCGGTATCAGCTCTAAACAGGTTCAGAAAGATTTGCAGACAGGAGCAAAGACTACTTTTCAAATCATGCAGGAAGTATCTGCCAAATTGAATGAACTACCGGAAAGCAGTGCGGTGGTTGGAACTGCCATTGCAGATATCTTTGGCGGTCCGGGAGAAGATGCCGGCTTGCAATATATCCGTACCTTGAAAGATATTTCTGTTAATCTAAATGAAGTCAAAGGTAAGACCGGGGAACTGGGTAAAGTGGAAGATGACTTGCTCGCTTCTCAAACGGAACTAACCAAAGAGGTCGCTTTGCTTTTTGACGCTACAGGTGGTTCATTTGAGAAAATGACGGGTAGGATTGAGACTTTTGTTAATGATACTCTATCCTCTTTGATTAGAGGGGTACGAGCTTTATTTGAATCGGTAGAGGATATCTCGGAACGGGAAACTAAAGCGGCTGTTGAGCTTGGTAAGAATGTTGCAGAGGCTAATGTCGGAGATGAATATGCCAAGATAGAGGCGGCACGGGCTCGATATGTGAAAGCGGGGCTTTCTGAGGAAGAAGCTTTGAAAAAAGCTAAAGAAGAAAGACTGCAGATGCTGAACTTATCCCTGAAGCAGGAAGAAGAATACTTGCAGGAAACTATTGCTATCAATGAGAAATATAATAAAGAGCTGGATGATGTTTCATTCTGGCGTCAGGGAATTGGTAAAGACCGTTCTAATTCAGCCATAAACAAGGATATTGCTTCTTCATGGAATAATCGTATGGCACAGTTGTCGGCTGTGGAATCCAGGAAAGAGACTATTAACTTGGTGTCTTCATATACTGGAGATACCGATAAAAAGAAAACGCCGATTGTTGACCCTAAAGCTGTGGCTGAAGCTCTTAAAATCAAAAAGAAAGAACTGCAAGAGATACGTAAGGCTGAGGATGAAATGCTAAAGCTCGTCAAAAATAGCCGGAAAAAGCAGACGCAAGAGATAGAATATGAATATAGCCGCCAGATTGAAGATTTGGAAATTCGCTTGAAAACCGAAAAGGACTTGACACCTCGTGCCAAAGAGGAAATCGGAAAACAGATTCTTTCTCTTGAACAGCAAAAAATAGCAGCTTTGCAAAAGCTCTCCGATGAAGAACTGAGAAAAGAAATTGAAAATCGGCAGAAGCTTATCGCCCTGCAGCTTGAATCTGTAAAAGCCGGAAGCGAGCAGGAGTATCAATTAAAGATGCAGCAACTTGTAGCCCAACGTGATGCGGAGCTTCAGCAGAAAGAGCTAACCGAGCAGATGAAACTTACTATTATGGAGAAGTACAACAAAAAGATTGATGATTTGACCGAGCAGCATAATAACTCCATAATCAAGAAACAAGAGGATGCATTAAGGATACGTTTTGAAACAGAAATAGCCCAGACATACGGTGACGAACAAGAAATTCTCCGTATTAAGATGGAGCAGAAGCTTGCAGAGTTGAATACTATACAGCAACTTGAGGGGGAAAGTATAGAAGCTTTTAATTTGCGTAAACTTCAGGCTCAAAATGACTATAATGATGCAAAGAAAGCTGTTGCAGATAAGGAGATAGCTATTGAACAATCCAAATATGATGCTATGGCTACTGTTACAAATGGACTTATTGCCTTGACAGATGAGATAGGTAATCAAGACCGTAACTTTGCCATTGCAAGTAAGGCTTTGGCTCTTGCTGAAATTGCAATCAATACAGGTAAGGCTATTTCTAAAATGGTTTCAGCGGAAGCAGGAAAGGGTATCATTGGACTTGGTACAATGGCAAGTGGTATAGCTACTATACTTTCTAATATTGCAGCTGCCATATCTACGGTAAAAAGTGCTAAATTTGCACAGGGTGGTTCAGTAGTAGGTCCGGGCTCGGGTACAAGTGACTCTATACCGGCGATGTTATCTAATGGTGAAAGTGTAATGACGGCTGCCGCGACTTCTATGTTTGCTCCGTTATTATCAGCTTTTAACCAAATGGGTGGTGGCATTCCTATCAACGTCACTACTTCATCCAATCAGGCGTTGGGTGAAGATATGCTTTCCAAAGCTGTTGCAAAGGGTATGATGATGGCTCCGCCGCCGGTATTGTCCGTAGAGGAATTTACTTCTGTTGCAGATAGAGTAAAGTATGTCGAGAATCTTGGTAGTGTATGAATGCGTATGAGTTATTAATTCTGAATAGGAACATCCTCCAAGTAATGGATGGTGTTTCTCTTGATGTTGGGGATGTGAAATACATCCCAGTATATCAGGAATATATGCACTTGTTACGGGAAGGGCATAAAAAGACCTATATCATGCAATATTTATCTGATGAATATAGTATTGCAGAAAGGACCATTTATCGGATCATTGATAAGTTCTCAAGTACGGTTAATATCTAAGTAAGAGCGGAGTAATTTTCCGCTCTTTCTGCTTAGTAAAAAAGTTACTGACAAAGCGTGTCAGTGGAATAAACTTCTTATATTCTTCAAGCCGTATCCTGTTTTCTACCTTTGTTACAAACAATTATGTAGTATGGCAAAATTATACATTAACAAGGACATTGTTGCCGATAGGGATAAGCTAGAGAGTTGGTATTTGACCAGTGATGAAGGGCTTTCGTTTCCAGATATTCAATATTTTCTTTCATGGCTTGACCCGGCTGACCCTACAATCGACATTGAAATACATTCATGTGGTGGTGACACTGTTGAGGGGTATGCAATTTATGATGCATTACGTGCATCGGGTAAGGAAATTTCTTGTACTGTTGTTGGAAGATGTGCTTCTATGGCGACAATTATTCTACTGTCTGCACCGCTGGAACGCAGAAAGGCTTATCCCCATGCAAAGTTTCTCATTCACAAACCATATTTGGCAAAGTATGACGATGTCTTAGACCTTGAAACGATAGAAACCCTTAAATCAAGTTTGGAAACGGAAAAAGCTAAGATGTTAGCAGTCTATGTTGAAAGGACAGGGACAGAGCCAAACGTGTTGGAAATTCAAATGAATAAAGAAACATGGTTTGGTGGAGAGGTTGCAAAACAATTAGGATTTATATCTGCTGTTCTTGTCCCAACTACAGCAAAAGGAATCGATTATAAACTTAATAGTAGAAAAATGAACAAAGAAAAACAAGTGACAGTGAAGCAATCTATCATTGATAAATTGCTTGCCAAATGTGGCTATCAAAAGATTGAGGATATTCCAGTAATATCTATGGAGTTGACAGACGCCGAAGGTAATATACTGACGGTGGAACGTGAAGAGGGAGAACCGCAAGTCGGGGATGCCGCGTCTCCTGACGGTGAACATGTTATGCCTGATGGGAAGACTATCATCGTAACCGATGGAGTAATTACAGAGATTAAAGATCAGGAGGAAGAAAATGGTGATGAGGAGATTGAGGCTTTGAAGGCACGCATTGAAGAACTTGAAGCGGAAAATGCGGCTTTGAAAGTTAACTCCCGTACAGTTGAGGACAATAAGATTCTGAATGCTGTAAAGATGGCAGGTGGGGAAAATTGGTTGGCGAAGCATTGCTCAACCTACAGGGTTTCTTTACGTGCCCAGACTTTTAAGACAACTGTTGATCCTCAGGCCAGTGCAGAGGAAACACCTATTCAGAGGAAGTTGAGAGAAGAAAGAGAAAAGCGAGCTAAAAAGTAAAGAAAGGAGATTTGAGTATGCCTATTTTAGATTTTTCAAAATTGACACCGGACAATCAGGCGGTGAAGGATTTGAAAGACTTGATTGAATTGACAGTCTTTCAGAATGAGGATATGGAGCGTTTTATGACGTTCATGCCTAAAGTGACCAATGGCAAGAAAGTTGGTTTTATTGGTGAAATGGAGGATGTGGGTATCGCAGGCTCTGGATGTGATCCTACATATCAAAAGGTGGCTATTGCTGCAGCCCAAAAGGTTTGGGAAATTGGTGATTGGCAAGTTCCATTGGAAATGTGTTATGAGGATTTGGAAAACACTATTGCTAAATATTGCCTAAAAACCGGTACTAATATTGCGGACCTTACTTCTACTGAGTATATGGATGGAATCGTCCTTCCGAAGCTAACGGAAGCAATGATGAAAATGTTGTGGCGCTTTACTTGGTTTGGAGATAAGGATGCTGCCAATGTTGAAGGTTCAGGGCAAATTACAGATGGTTTGAATGTTGAATTGTTTAAAACATGTGACGGTTTCTTTAAACGTCTGTTTGCTATATGTACAACTAATGCTAGCCAGCATACTGTCATATCAGCCAATGCTGAAGCATCTTATGCTTTGCAAAAATCCAAAATGAAAGAATTGGGTGCTGCAACTTCTATATTTGATGCAATGCTTGAAGATGCGGATAGCCGTATTTTCCAAAAGTCCGGACATGCAATTTTTGCTACGAAATCATTGTGTGATTCTTTATCTCGTGACGTGAGAGAAAAATATAAGGTTATTATGCCTTGGGAAGTTATTTTTGACGGACTTGAAGTAGGGGAGTATGACGGTGTTACAGTTGTAAAATGTTCAATTTGGGATCGATTTATCCAAGCATATCAGAATGATAAAACCAAATTGAATCTTCCCCATCGTGCTGTTCTGTGTTCTCCGGACAATCTGATGTACGGCTGTGAAGGTGATAACCCTATGTCAGACCTTGATATCTGGTTTGAAAGAAAATCCCGTAAGAATTATATCTATTCTACAGGTAAACTTGGTTCTATGATTGGCGAGGATAATCTGGTACAAGTTGCATATTAGGAAAGGAGGTATTTATGGGAGTATGCGATGATATTTTGAAGAAAGATATTTCTCCGTCTTGTGATGACCCGGTTGTACAAGGTTTGGAGCAGGAAGGTGTGATAATGAATCGTGCAGATGTAGACTTTGCTGCAACACTATTCAATTCTACCCGTAAGAATGTGATTGAGACACTAGCCATGAAGACGGGGAAGAAAGCATATAAAGTTATTGTACCAGGAAAGGCTCCATTTACAGGAACTACCACAGCTTTGGCTACTGGTACATATCGTAATTCATTCACAAACACTCTTGTACTTGTGATTCTAGCTAATGATCCGGATGTTTGTGCAGATATTATTGACGGCTTGGCTAACGGTTCTTACGTTGTAGTGTTGGAAAATAAATATAAGGGGTTACAAAAAGAAGCAAATCCGGGCGATGCCGCTTTTCAGGTTTTTGGATATTATCAAGGTCTTACAGCTACTACTATTGAAAACAATAAGTATAGTGAAGATACAGAAGGCGGATGGACCGTAACACTTGAAGAACAGAAAGCTCCAAAGTCAGCTTTATTCTTGTATAAAACAAGTTATGAAGCTACTAAAACTGCTATTAATACTTTAACGGCCAAACCGGCAGAGTAGAGGTATGACAGTTTTAGAAGTGGTTGATAAATTGAAAGAGTTGGGGGATAAACTCCCCCTCTCTTCTTCTGATAAATCAGACATTGAAGTAATGTATCATGAAGTCTTCGGACGAACTTTTATTAGAACTTCATGTGGTGATTGCTATCGTGATGCTGTGATTGAGATGTATTCATATTTAAAAAAATACAGAAAGATGAAAGAAAAATCAAATTATGCATTGAAAAATGGTGTTTTACTCCAGGCTGGCTTTGGGAGTGGTGAAATGTATACCAATGATAATCTAACTGATGAAGCGGCAGAAAGATTTCTTGCGGGAAATCCTAAAGGGATAGTGTTTTTTGCTTTAACGCCTTCTGATTGGGAGGAAAGGGTTGAAAAACGCAAGAATCCTGTTACGGTTTTGGATGAGATTTTAGTTTCAGAATTGGTGAAAGCTTTCCAAGTGGAAGGTGCGACTGTCAAAATTGTAAAAGATACATTTAAAACCTATCAAATAGATGGAAAGAAGGTGACTTCTAAATTATTGGATGCCCATATAAAAAAGGCTCAATCCCTTTTTGAATTAAAACAAGAAACGGCAGAATAATAAATGACCTCACGAAACGATGAATGTAAATGATTTAAAGAAGAAAAGTAATAGGCGTGTTGATACGGGATATTTACGTAATCTTGGCATCCAAAGCTATGGTGATGATAATCTATATCCTCAACATTTAAGGAATATCATCGCTGCGAGTTCAACGGGTAGTGAATGTGCGGAACGTTATGCCAATTTTATAGAAGGGAATGGTTTTCGTGAGGTCACTTTTTCTGAATATGTAGTTAATCGTCGTGGTGATACAGCAGATGATATCCATGCTTTTGTATGTAGGGATGTCGCAGATTATGATGGGATAGCAATACATGTAAACTATAATATGTTTGCTGATATAGTAGAGATACAGCATGTCCCCTTTGAGAATTGCCGTTTATTAGAGGAAGATGAAACCGGATATATTGCAAAGATTGCGGTTCATCCAGATTGGACAGGAAAGAAAACTCGTAAGGGTAAGGCTATTAAAGTTGTACAAGAGAATGTAGAGTTCATCGATGTTTTTAATCCTTGTAAAGAAGTGGTGTATGCACAGATTCGTGCTGCAGGGGGAATTGAAAACTATAAAGGACAGATATTATGGATTAGTAACACAGGAAACTTTGTGTATCCTGTCGGAAAGGCTGATCGGGTGATTGCGGAAATGAGTACAGATGAAGGGCTTGCTAATATAAAGTATCGTAATGTACGCTGTAATTTCATGCCTTCTGGGATGATTATCACTAAGAAAGGCGTTTCTCCGGTACATCTTGATGAAGAAGGAAACCCGATAAGAGAAGATAAACCAAGTGAAGATACAGGCTTTTCAGATACCATTATACAACTTCAAGGAGATACTAATGCTGCAAAAATATTGGAAGTATCTTTGGAATCCGATGAAGAAAAACCAGAGTTTGTGGATATCAGTTCTAAAAATTATGATAAAGAATTTACCGTAACTGATACTAGTGTGGTAGAGCGTATTTATTCTGCTTTCGGTCAAGAACCTTGGTATTGTATAAGGGTTGGTAAGGTGGGCTTTTCCGGTGATATATTGGAAGATGCATTTGAGTATTATAACTCTATTGTATCAAAACAACAGCGAATGATTGAACGTGCTTTTCAGAAAATCTTTGAATATTGGTATGAACCTATTAACCCCTCTAATGACTTTAGTGTACAACCTCTTAAATACGTAAGAAATGCAGCAGTATCTAATAACAACGGATGAAGTTTCTAAGTTGGCCCGTACGATGTCAGTACATATAGATACGGAAAAGATAGAAACCTATATCCGAGAGTCAGAGAATATTGATTTGAAGTCGGCTTTGGGTGATGCACTGTTCTTGGATGTGAAAGAACATCCGGATAATTATAGTGAGTTACTCGATGGAAGTTCTTATGATGTACAATGTGGTGGAAGACGTTCTTTTGTGGGATTAAAAGCCGCTTTAGCTTATTATACCTATGCCCGTATAGTGAAGAATGGGGATGGTAATGTTACCCGTTTAGGATTTATGAATAAGGATAACGAGTATTCTTCACGTCCGGATTTTAAAGAGAAGCTCATGGCCTATAATGATGCTTTTTCTGTAGCAGACCGATACTTAAAAGAATGTGTGCGCTATTTGAATGACAATAGGCACTCTTTCCCTTTATATAGGGGAAATGGGGGACTGACCGCAAACCGTGTAACATGTAGAATTTTGGGTGAATAATTATGAAAGAGAATTTTAATACATTAAGACAAAGGGCGACTCAAATAAAAAATGAAGTTGAGGACGGCGCTAATACTTCTGCAAGAGTAGGTTCATTTTGTGAGGACGTAGTAGATACAATGACTGGTACCATTACGGAATATAATGTTTCCGTCCAGCATCCTACTTCGGGTACCGGTGGCACAGACCGCTACACACTTGAGACGGCTATCGCCCAAGTCCCGCAAGAACTTAGAAATATCGGGCTGAAGGTGTCATTCGTAAACAGTGCCGGTCAGGTAGAAACATGGGAGTTCAGCGGGGAAACGTTTACCAATGCTGTCAGTTGGGCACAACAAGTGCAGAGAAACGAAATTATGAAGTTGGAACAAGAAGACCTGTTATTGGAAGAAGCCAACAACACAAATGCCAAATTCATTTCAGATTGGGGCTGGCAGAAAGGAAATAGGGACTATACTACGGGAGCATTCAAAGAAGGTCCTTACTTCGTCAGTGACATTGTAGATGTTGAAGGGGAATCTTTCGATTTCCAAACTGACGAGAATACAGATTTTGTATGTTGTTACTCTACAGATAATGGTATATCCTTCCGAAACAGTCAATGGCTCGACAATTATCACATTGCAGGATACACCCATGTCTTTATCATTCTCGCAGATTCCAAGAATCATTATACCGGACCTTCCAATACGAATGTCTATACAACTACACAAAAGAAGTATTTCAAGAATGCAACGAAAGAAGACTTGGATAATCGTATTAAAGATTTGTCCGATAAAGTTTCTTTGTTCGACGGGCGAATAAAAGGGCTTGAGGTTGATGCTTACGGTGGAAACAAGGATGTTTCCATTCCATTTCCATCCAATCCTTGTCTGTTTGCTCAAGATGGAAGTGATATTACCTCTGATATTTATCCGGATGCCTATGCTACGGATTATCTGGATTTGACCATTTATGACCGTTTTGTGGTGAATGGCGCATGTATCCTTTCATTCCCCTATGGCGTATTCTACGATGCCGACAGAAAGATAATAAAGACGATTTCGCCGGGTGGACAAAGTGTGGTCAGGCAATACCCGGAACTTGTTTTGGAACGTTCGGAATATCCGGACAATGCAAGATATGTCCGTTTTCATTCATACAGCAAGGTTGATGGCAAGCCTATAGAATATTCCTGTATTGGAAACAAAATCGTGGAAGGTTACGAGGCCCGCTTTGCCGGGCTGGAGAATAATTTTGGAAGCATGACGTCTTATTCGGTTTTTAAAGAGATACATTGATATGGAGAGAATAATAGAGTTAAGTCAAGAAGGCAGAAGAGTATATACACTCTCACATTCAGAAGGGGTGTTGCTGAGCAATGCAAGTGAAATATCCCTGTTTGAGTCCATTTACGGGTTGAAAGATATGGTGAAGCTATTCTCCGGCAGTGATATAACCGATTTCAGCAACACCACTTGGATAAAGGATGCAGACGGAATCAAGGCTACCAATACCGGAAGCGATAATTACCTCAAGATAGACAAGGATTATTTCTGTGACATCAGGCATGTCCGGATAAAGCTGCATTTAGGTTCTGACAACAGGCTCATACTTGCGTTTGCTTCAAAGGGTATAGGGAAAGGTGTCGTACCGAGTACATTTTATGTGGATATGTCCACTCAGAAGTTGGGTATGTACAAGCTGACGGGTCCGTTGGCGTATGCGGAAAGTGTATCCGATGAAACCTGGGGGGAAACCGATTTCTCTGATAGCTTTGGAAGCGGTGAATATGTAATTGACATCATCAAGAACGGACGGACAAGTATTCTCCGATTGACAAGCTACCTGTCCAGCAGAAGCTCTGAAATTGTCTGTGACGATACAATCTGGTCGGTCGGCGCCCAGAACGGGCCTTTGTATGTTTACCTTGATAAAGGCAGTGACATGCCGATTATTCGGTATATCGACATCTGCACATTAAAAGAGCCGGATGTCGTATTTGTCGGAGACAGCATAACGGAAGGGTTCTGCGTAGAGGATTTACGCTATCGGGTTGCCGAACTGTTCAGGACCGAACATCCCAATCACAAGGTTATGATTGCCGCCCGTGGCGGGGGGACGAGTGGACAGGTATGCCCGCCGGGGGGGGGTGCACGATTGAAGCCATACTTCAACGCTTCAGCACGGAGTTCGACATATACAGCCCTAAAAGGATGGTCGTCAATATCGGAGCCAACGGCGGTAACAGTACGGGCCTGCTCAATACGTTGAAGCAACGGTGTGATTCCATTGGATGTAAATTGTATTTGTGTTACAATGTTTGTTATACGAGTGCGGTGGAAGAGAGAAAACACCAGTATGTGAATGCCATGATAGAAAACTGGTCGGCTGAGAATGGTGTAATAGGGGCAAGATACGACATAGCTACTGCTTTGGACAACAATCCGGTGAATGATGAATCACAACTTCCGAATGAGAGCCTGTTTTCCAGGAACACCCAACCATACAATTTGCACCCGAATCAGACCGGACAGATTGAAATGTACAGAAGGTTGTCCATCGATTTACCGGATTTGTTTTATTGTATAGTAGGATAATAAATATTACCTGAATATATAATCATAATAAAGTTGTATATCTTTTTTATTATTGCTATCTTGCAATCTCTATTTAATAAAATCACTATGGAAACAATTAACAAAAATAGCAGTATGCATGAACATGACATTGAGAGAATGAGTGAGGCATTATATCAATTTCATAAAAGTATTGCCGAACTCAAAAAAAGAGAAACTGTATTAAACGACCATTCACTTAATGAAATAAAAAAGACAGAGGTGCATGCTCTATTATTGGCTGCCCGACTTGATGTTACTATCTGTTTCAATAAGATAGTATCTGCAACCAACAAATATGAAGGCTGCTTCTTTTTGAATATAGCTTTAATGAAAATGCGTGAAATAATGAAATCTTTATTAGATATTACAACTAAACCAAACAATCCACTATATTATAATCCACATCCTGAATCAAAAAAAGAAATAGTACGTATAATAAATAAATGGAAAAAAGAATTTGATGAATGGATAATGCCTAAACGCAATCATTCAACAGCACATTACCATAATAGTTTTTTCGATTATATAAATGATGGATATGCAGAAGTATCCCCGACTAAAAACCAAGAATGTTTTACTCTGTTCTATACTTATTTAAGAGATATTCTTACTAACATACATAAATATGACCCTTTAAACATAAACATTATCGAATCTGAAATAAAAGAGTTGGTAAACCGTTGCAGAAAATCATCCCAGCAAGAGCAGGGTATATAAAGTAAACAATTTCATACTTTGCTTTTCACTCATCCCGGTACTTCACAGTCCGGGATGAACAATACTCTTAAAAATAAGTCACATTCCCTTCCAGGAAATGTTTGTTTTTCAGCCATCCAATCCGTTTTTTGTACCATAGCAGCAGTTTGGGAACATACCCGTATTTAGGCGTATCAGTAATTGCGGCAAACTTTTTCGGCCACTTCTCCATCTCGTCCGCAAAAACGGAGTATGGAATACCGGACTGAACATTGACAAATTCACGTTTCACAGCCTCGTAGTTTATAAAACCGTTGTTATACAAATAGCCAAACCGTTCCACAATTCTTTCCCAGAAAACTGAAACGAATTTTTCAAAGAACGATGTATCGGCAGCCTGAGCTGTTCCTTTATTCATTGTCAAGGCGTTGTATTCCACTCCATTCCTGTCATTATATCCGAAAGACCAGTCACAATCGTACAGGAATGCACTGAACTTCATTTTGTCCTCGCCACTGTAAAACAGCAGGTTCTTGGCATAGTTGTCCACGATTCCAAAAACCTCAAGAAAGATGTAGTAGTCAATCCAGTCATCCACATACAACCTCTCGGAAGCGTGTTCCCGGATATAAGACGTATCCTGTGCACAGAACTCCTCAATGAAATCTCTCATGGCCGATGCCGTAGTTTCCGGCATCTCGTCGTCTATCTCATCTGCAAAGTTGGCACTGTCATAGGTTGTCCAAAAACCGGCGGCGTTGGTTTCACCGCACACAAGCAATCCCTTGTCACTGCTGTCTATAAGATAATTATCCTTGTCTTTCTTGTTCAACAGAAAAGAAAGTCCGTAAAACTCCCCGTTTACCCGAATTTCAACCGGAAAACCGTAATAGCATCCGGTAACGGAAGAGAACAGTTTTAAATTGTCTGACCAGGGGAACTGTGCGTCAAAATCCCTTGCCGTCTTTGTTTTAAGCCACAGCCTGTATATCACCGGTTCCTTGCATTGGGTTATATCCGTGTAGAAGGCTTTCAGGTTGAACTGGTTCGTTTCAATCATGGAACCGAACTTCACTCTCTTCTTTTGGGTCAGCCCGTCGTCCGAATACAGCCGTAGCCTGAAGTTCTTCTGTGGCAATCCCAATGAGCTGCTTCCCTGATAGGATGTGTCAGAATAGCATTCAAAAGTGTTTATCCCATCATCGTATTCTATCCTGGTGTGATGTTTCGTACTTTTGTCAACGGGCCATGAGGAAAGGGGGGCATCTTCATCCGTTATAATATTGATACGCCCGAATCTTGGTAAATCAAGGTTAAAGCTCTCCAGCTGAACTTTAGGCGCTTCAATTTTATCCAATATCATCTTTTCTTTGGGAATCTCAAGTGTGACATGCAGGTTCGTCTCAAGTTCTTTTATCATGTCATCGGTCACTTTATTGATATTGATGAAATTCAGTTTCATATAACTGAAATCAGCAATGATGGCGGCACCCGGAGTCAACGGACCAAAATTCTTTTTGTCAGTATCTACGTCGGAAGTACGCGAACTGAAGAATCCTGTTCCATACCATCCAGAATTGAATGAAACCCTGATTTTCGCTCCAGCGGGAACATCCGCGTAGGCATTGGTTGTCACTGAGTTAGGATTATATGAGGGGACGAACCAGCCGGTAAAACGATCCGTAATATCAATTACAGTAACAGGTTCTCCGGAAGGCAGCGGCTCTGCAGTTCCTGCGACAGCCACCCTGTCGTGTATATAATAAGCACCTGGATTCTCCAAAGAGTAAGTTTTGTCCGGCAATTGTATGAAGCCGTCTTCCGTTACATAAATATACCTGTTACCGTCCTTTTGAACTGACTGGAAATTCACCGCCCTGCACCCTTCAACGATGTCCGACTCCTTTTCAACGCACGCCTGTATCAATACGGCATTTTGAAAAGCTTCGTTTTTGAATCCTTCCAGTTTATATACACCCTTCTTAACATAATACCATTCTGTTTTCCAGGCATAGCTGCTTGGAAGGACAAGAGTATCATCCTTGATATAGGGGCTACGCTGAACATTGAACGTAAAACGGTGTTTTACATCCTTCGTTATTTGGCCGTCAATTATATTTCGTATGTCTGTGTCAACATAGTCTAAACGGTATAGTTTAACATTGCTGATATCCAGCATGGTTCCTTCTGTAATCGCTTTACCCATATGAGAGAATACCATATCCAATCCCGTTGTTTCGGCATCTACCCTGAAGCTGCCCCTTCTTATCTGAATTCTCTCTGAAACGGGGGATAGATACGAGTCATTTATACCATTTCTGTACAGACGTATTCCAACGGAATAAAGTCCCGGTAGCTCTATGTATAACTCTCTATCCGCACGATCATATAGCGGAACAAACAGTGTCAGACCTGCACCGGCAGCATTAAAGGTGGGTACCAGTCCTTCTACCAAGCTGATTTTTCTCTGGGTGTGCGCCATGGTTTCGGTAATATCCTTTCGTTGCTGTTCCAGCATTTCTGTCATAACATTTCCGTAGACGTCAATTGTCATTTCTGAAATATCCCTGTTGGCCGTCGGATTGTTGAGCATCAGATATGCAGGCTCCAATAAAGTTATTGGCTGTCCCAGATTCGCCATGCTGGCTTCAACGCCTACATCCGGATATTCCGCAGAAAGGAAATATTGTACATTACCGGGATTGTTACCGATTGTGTATGTTCCGGCATCCAACCGCAAAGGCTCTGAGTAGAACGCATTATAACCGTACCTTGCCAATACGCCATTGGATACATACCAGCTGGCGCCGAACTGCCAATTAAATTTTCTCATTTTACTACCATAAACGCCTATTTTCTGTCTGGTAGCATCATTCGTCTTTGCTAATTCGGAAAGTTTCTGTATGCCGCCCTGTACCCAACTTCCGGCACTTGTAAACGTCCCGCCCTGGAACTCCCACGTTTCTACCTTGCCTTCCGAATTGATGAATGACACCTTCAGCCCGATATTTCTAAGTTCTTGCGGGACTAAGACTACTTTTCAAGGCAAAAAATAGAAAATGGGTGGCTTTATATAGGCTTCTGAAGTATATCTGTAAGGGGAATATAAGAAAAACATGAAAAGATAGAGTAGGGTAGAAAATCAGTAGTATTTATATTGACATTTTATGTCAGTGGAATGTGATATAAATAGGACGATTTGAATATAAGGAATTATAATTTTGGATAAAATTAAAATTCGGAATTATGATTTGTATGTTGATTTCTTTAGTTTTGATTGCAGCGTATATCGTATATGCTATCAGTGTCATGCAGGGAATTCCTTGGAGTGTGAGCGATACTTATTATCAGCTTGATAAACGGGGGCGCCCCAAATGGCTGTTCCAAGCGGCTATGATTGTCCCGGCTTTTTTACTTCTCCCCGCATGGCTGGATGTGTCTCCTGTGGAGATACAGTTTCTCGCTTTCCTTTCCGGCGTCGGGCTTATTTTTGTAGGCGCTGCGCCCTGCTTTAAGTTGGAACTTGAAGGCAAGGTACATTATATCGCTACCGGAGTTTGCGGTATCGCTTCGTTGGCTTGGATCTGCCTGACGGGGTATTGGCTGTTTCCTTTGTTATTGTTCGCTTCCTGTATTTATTTGACATACCGCTATCAAAGGCCTATGTTCTGGGTAGAGTGCAGCCTTTTCCTGAGTGTTTATCTTACCGTGTTTTGTCTGCTGTTATGAATGTGAGTGACTGGGTAATATTGATTACAGCTTTGGGTGGTATCGAGGGAATCAAACAGCTTTTAAAATGGTGGATGTCCCGAAAGACAGACGCCCGTAAAGAGGATGCTTCTGCCGATGCTATGGAGAATGAGAATGAACGCAAACAAATTGCCTGGTTGGAAGAACGAATAGCACAACGTGATACGAAAATAGACGGTTTGTATGCCGAGCTACGCCAGTCGCAAAGTGCCCATCTGGACGAAGTTCATAAACGGCATGAGACAGAATTAAAACTGAAAGAGGCTGAAATGAAACGGTGTGATGTTCGAGGATGCGGGGGACGAAAGCCGCCAAGTGATTATTACTTTAAGGTTGATTTTTTTTAGTTTAGGTATTCTCTGTATTGTCTTTTTTGCATTTTAATTCATATTCGATACATTTATTATGAATAAAACCATAAATCCCAATCGGAGAATAAATGTAAGCTGAGCATTGAAAGAATATATTTAATACATGTTTATACCCTAATGAATAATTTTCGGGAGAACGTAATAAAATAAAGGATGCTGTTAGTGATGGGACTATTAAAAAAAACACTTCTAATTTGTATTTATATTTAGATAATATGGAACATAAACAGATAAGAATAAAAGAATAGTAAGTTGAGATTATTGATGCAGAAACGGAAAAAATAATTTGCAAATAAAACTCCAGAAACTTGAATTCTGGCATATATGTATACATTATGGTAAATATTAGAGGCAATTGGATACATAGCCCGGTAAATACATTTTTCTGTTCTGGGCTGTAACTTTTGATAAGTTCTGACAAATCCATGAGAATAATTTTTTCACAAAGATAGGTATAAATAAAATATATAGAAAGTAAAATGACAACTATTGATGCTATTATCATTCATTGTTCGGCCACGAAAGCTGGGCAGGATTTACGTGCCAAAGATATCGACTGCATGCATCGTGCACGCGGCTTTAATCAGATTGGCTATAACTTTGTGATAGACCTTGACGGTACGGTGGAGAACGGGCGGCCGTTGTCGATTGATGGGGCGCACTGTAACACGAAAGGTTTTTCCGGTGTGTCGTACAATAAGCACAGTATCGGTATCTGCTATATCGGCGGGTTGGATGCTAACGGTAAGCCGGCTGATACCCGTACGGAAGCGCAGAAGAATGCTTTGCGTAATTTGGTAGCGAAGCTCTGTAAAGAGTATCCGATTATGGAACTGCTCGGTCATCGTGACACCTCGCCTGATTTGAACGGCAGCGGAGAGGTTGAATCATCTGAATACATCAAGGCATGTCCTTGCTTCGATGTGCGGAGCGAGTTCAGCAATTTCTTACGTAACGTTGTGATACGGCCATGAAACAACTGCCCTGGATATTGGTCGTATTGCTGGCAATCGCTTGTGTGGTGAGTTGGTTCCGTCCGCACGAGCCTTTGCCGGCAGAAATACGTACCGAGACGAAGATACAGACGGTTGTCAAACTTGATACGGTTCTTATCTCTAAACCGATAGCGGTCTTTTGGCAGATATTACCGAATGATACTATACGTATAGGTGATACTTTGCTTCATCGCAGAAAGGTTGTGTATGAAGATAGTCTGTATCGTGCGGTGGTGAGCGGATATGTAGACCCGCGGCTGGATAGTATGACTGTATATCCGAGGACGGTTTATCAGACGGTGACGAATGATATCTATCATCCGGTGATTGTCAAGCCGAAGAAGAAGCGTTGGGGGATTGGCTTACAGGCTGGGTATGGGTATCCGGGCGGTTTTTATGTTGGGGCTGGGGTGAGTTATGATTTATGGCAGTGGTAGATCAAAGTATGCACATTAACTATTGCGATGTTACTATTTACTTAAGAATGTTAACGAAAAATAGGATGAGAGAGAATAATTACTTTATTTGCAAACTAAAACTATGGTAAAAGCATTACTATAACAAACTTAATACAGTCTTTATTATGAATAAAATATTTGCCTTTGATTATATGTTGTCTCTCTTTGAACAATGGTATAAAGAAGAGGGTAAAGAAACCATGAATTTTCAGAACTGTTCTAAGTTATCCGTGCTTAAACTTCTATTTCTGGCTGCAGTACCTAAGAGAGAAGACTCTAGGGATTTATTAGATGTTTTTGACAATTTTCATGCATTGCCATACGGTCCAGTAGAGAGTGATATATATAATGCTATTCAAGATAAAAAATTGCCATCCTACATCGTAACAGAAAGGTCAATTACTAAAAAAGAAAATGTAACGTTACCTTATAAAATAGAAGATTATATTTCTATAAAAGATGCTGTTAATGCTTTGAAAGAAAAAAACAAACATCTTATATTATTGAATGCCTTTGCTTTGGTGGAAATTACACATAAATGGGAAAGTTGGAAGCAATCTATAAATTTCGCTAAGTTAATGGAGATGTCAAGTTATAAAATGACTGTAGAATCGATTAGGAACGATAGAAATAAATACTTTGAATAAATAAAATAGGATGGGTTCTATATTAGAGCAATGTTATAATCAATTCATAGAAGAATTTCCAGAATCATGGCTTCCAAACGGTAGTGAGGAAGAAGTCGTCTTTTTCAATAAGAATACTCAGATTGATAGTTTCTTTGAGACATGTTTTATACTATTAAGCAAGTCGATTATTTGTGGGGAGTATATTAATGTCCCTAATTTTCTTGATGTATTGAATAACTTTTTGGAAAAGACAACAGTGGAATATGCCCCTCCATCGCTTTCAGAGTCGGGAAGTGAAAAGGTAGACAAGTTATTGTCACGATATAGAGACTTAAATTACTCTATCTATAATGCATTGCAACATTATAATTATTTTGTAACTGTATCGAAAAACAAATTTAGTACTGAGGAAAACAAATATAGATATGGTTTCTATAAACTGAAAAGCATTAAATCAACTGATAAGATTCTTAAATTATTTCCAGAGATAACAATTCCTCTATGTTTATTTGATTATAGGTTTCCTATTGGTGAAGATGAATTCCATAAACTACTTTTAAGTAGAAATAGATTAATGGAATACATCTCTGAAGGTAGTTCGGAAAGAAGAACTGTTTTAGCAATATTGCTCCACAAGTGCCATTTCATAATATGCAAAATTAAAGAAACTCCTTTTTATATTAATTTTGAATCAAATACTGTATGCATAAATCCCAAAGAATTAGAGATAGGATATTATGACGGATTTGTAACAAAAGAATGTGATTCTGAATTAAAAGCTAATGAACTTTTGAATAATATTAACGGAGCAAATCCTGAACTGAAATCATTTGTTTTGTTAATGAAATACTATAAACAAAATCTTACTGATAAGTCTGATATTGTTAAGATGGATTTTGTTTTAAATAAATATTCTGATATTTATCAGATAAAACGGAATTCACAAGAGTTTATAAATCCTAGTAACTCAATAGAAGAATATAATAAATTCTCATTGAATTCTATTTTAAATTTCCTGCATAATTGTCGTTTTTCATTTTATACACAAAAATGCAATCCTAATCTAAAGCAAATAAAAGAAGAACTTCGACATATAGAGAATATACAGGCAAAAACTGGAGTGAAAAATTTTCATCCATATGAGAAAGCTATAGAGGCTATTACTAAATGTATTGAACTTCACATAGAACAAGAAGATTTTGATAATAGGCTTATAGAAGATAAGTTGGAAGAACTTAACCGCGTGATTGTTTTATACGAAGAATCTTATGAATGGAGTCGATCTCACCAGTTTTTTCCTTTTCAATTACCATTTGAGGAGTCTATGTATGGTGTAAGTGATGAATCTATTAAACTATTTGTGCCTTCGGCTTATGCTAGATATATTAACTATAATATACTAAAAGAACGGTTAGAGCAATTTAATAGGACTAAAGAGTATTTGAGGTTTCGTTGTGATTTATCAATGGAAAGGAAAGAAATAACTCAGATAAAAGATGATATTAAAACATCAGATAAAAAAGCTTATGATTTAATAGCAATATTTACAGCAGCTATTACGTTCCTTTTTGGTATTGTAAATATTTTCATAAACAATACAACGTTGGATTTATACCAATTAATAGCTAACACGATAGGCTTTGGGATATTACTATTACTTTTTGCATCTTTATATTTATTTATTTCGCCATTATTAATTCAAAGGATAAATTGGTGGCAGTATTTTAAAACAGGTCGTTTTATAGCCGGTATAATATTAATAGTTATGTATGCTATATTAGCTTTCACATTATCAAGTGTAAGTAGGTCAGTAATAGATAAAATAGGCAAAACGGAATCTATAACAAAAGATTCATTATATAATAAACAGAAGTTAGAAATACAGCAAATAAAGGCAGCCCAATAAGCTGCCTTTATTGGTATATTCATATTTCAGTAACAATTCAGACCTATTTATGACGTGCCCCGGTTTTCCGTCGGGACTTTTTTATTTACTTTAATTAGGATAATTCTTCTTTGATTTGTATTTTTGTGAAGTAACTTTGATTGTATAATACTATGCTTCAGAAAGAAGATAATCCTATTCTATATAAATGTACAGAATGTAAATTTATGGTTACACAATATTTTGATACTAAACTATATGCTTTACGTACAATATTAGTTAATGGAGAAGAGAAAAAGCCATTTGTAATACGTCTAGGAGACAACTTGAATTATGTGAAGAATATTGCAAGAAATATAAATATGTTGAATCCTGTCTATTTAGAAACTGAAATATACAAAAATGATAGACCTTTTTTTATTAAAAGAGAAGATAATACTTTACAATGTGATAGTAATGGAAACCCTTGTTATTTTTTCGAATGCCCAATATACAGTGTAAAATATAAAGATGGTAATAAGTATTGTTGTATAAAACACAATCGTGCCGATGAGAGATTTGAATATTTTGTTAGAAGTGGAAAATTTATTCTGGCTGAGAAAAAAGGTATTGAATGGGAGTTACCCCGAAATATAAAAGAAATTTTAGCTATGAGAGGATATAAAACAGACATAATCCCACTTAGTGAGTTACTTAAATAATTATTATGGTACAAGAAGAATACCAATTTGACGAAGCCTCAGTACAGGCAATCATGCGCTGGGCAGAGACCGTGCAATTACTCCAAGAGGTAACTTTAAGCGAGGCTGAACATATCATGGATGCTAAAATTTATGTTCGTACTAATATCAACGACATCAAGTAGCACTATCCGGATGAGTTTTATAACCCGGCTATTATCCGATTGTATAGGTTGAAAGAATTTATTAAATTAAACAATTAGCGTAGTATATGGAAATGACATATCCTATTTTAACCATAGACAAAAGTGGCGTTGACAAATATTTGTGTAATATGGTGCAAGACTCAAATCATCGTTTTAAATCGTGGGAGCATTGTTATGAGGCATTCAGCAATTTAAATAATCCAACAGACTATTTAGCTCTTCATCTTGCTTTTTATTTAGCGAGTTGGGGGATGTATAGAGGTAGTTGTGGAATATTGTGGAAAGATTATACGATTCATATGGGTGCCGTAAGCATAATAAAGGATTTTCATTCTCTACGAAAAGAATGGTTTACAATGGATGATATTTCTCAAATAATGGACTTGTACGGTGAACTTAAAAAGTACTACGGTGAAATCAAATATTATAAACCGGAAAACAGTACTTCACCCTTAAACCTTGCTGTGACAGATACATTGATTACTAAAATAATGTTGGGAACCATTGGTTGCGTCCCTGCGTTGGATGGCTTGTTTAAGCAGGCATTTCATTGTCAAGGCAAGCAGTTTGACGAGAACTTGTTAAAGCGGATAATTGACTGTTCTCAGAGCAATAAAAATACAATACAACAATGCCAAATATCTATTTCTGAAAAACTTCACAGCTTCTACCCATCAATGAAGGTTGTAGATATGTATTTTTGGCAAAAGGGATTCGATGATTTACAAAACGAAGTAATCAAGAATGGCAAAATTAGATGAGGTTTTAAAATTAGTGAGATTATACGAAGAAAAGTATCGTCACCCAAATCTTACACGTTTTTTAGTTAGTAACAAGTATGATTTATTTCCTGAGAAAGAGAATATGGAAAACTGCTGGCCCCAATGCTATCCATATGCCGATAGACCTGGAGTCTATTTGATAATGGATGATAATGAGAATGTGCTATATGTAGGTAAATCATCCGTTGCCATTGGCGGAAGGCTTGGGAGTTATTTTTGTTATGATGGTGAAAGAAAATGTCGGGTTAGAAGTCCTTATTGGAGCACGTCACCTAAATATATTGTAGCTATTGTGGTTCCTGTTGATTCGGCTTTTGAATGTGCCGCTTTAGAAGAATTCTTATTAGCCAACGTACGAACGACTGATAATTCCGTTTTTCAAAGGTAAAAAACAACTTTGTAGAAGGGGTGGCTGAATAGCTGCCCCTTCTATTTTTTGCATATTGGAAAGAATTTGACTATCTATCTGAATTTATATCTCTAAATGGGAAGTATTTTCCACCTATCATGGATATGCCATTGACGACGTTGTTGTCCGTTTGGATGCCTATAAACTGTGGCAGTGTGCCGAAGTGGCAGAACTATCCACAGCCCTGTGGCGTGAAGCGGCACTGCAATGCCGCGCATGACTTCCCGTCGAAATACTCGTGCTCGACCTTGATGCGGTAGATTATGCGGTAACTGTCCATATCCTTTTATTTTTTGTCGTTACATTTTTATAACCGGCTTGCCTGACGTTCTGCCACCGGCGGTGATGCTCTCTCCATCGATGCTCAGGCGGCGTATCTTGCATACTGCGGATGGGTAGTATTGCCCGCCCAGCAGCATCCAGGCATTGTTCATGTCCTGTGTGGAGATATTCACCATCTCTATCGTATAGTCCATTCCTTCTACAGTGAATTTCGGCATGGACTGGATGAATTGCATCGTGTCCGAAAGCAGGGACAAAGATTCGGCATACTGCCGCTCGTCGAAAACTGCCGCCAGCATGATGTTCAGGTTCAGCAGTAAGGGTGGCTGCATCCGGGCATATCTTCCATCTCCGATGCGTTGTATGGGGGTGGAAATACCGCCGGAAGTCTCACGTTCCACGTTCAGCAGAGCCACCACCATCTTATTGGGGCGTTCCTCTTTGGCGTTGCCTATCATTCCCACAGTTGCCAGCCCTTCGGGGCGATGATAGAAGCGGGACAGGTATTCGTCCAGCTGCTCAGCATAATATGTCAGTATTTTGCGTATCATTGTTTATTTGTTTAAATTATTATTGATGTTCATTGTATAAGTCTCAAAGATAAGCAATAAAAATAGATTGCAATAATGCCCTATATAAAAATCCCCGTAGCGGCTCAACTACGGGGATGGTGTCAAATAACAGAGTATCAATATGAGATACTAAGTGAGCCTATTCCATTACAGATAAATCATCGTCAACTTCATACTGATTACAGCCAAAAGCCGCACACATTAAAATAAAACGTTCTTTTATACCTAATCCAGTATATCTGTCTACGGCTCCACTGCCTTTTGCATGAAGGCCTGCTGCGTATTTATCTATCTGAACTTTATTCATTAAATCTACATGAGTTTTACGGGCAAGTTTACTGCTTGCAATCTCATATATGGATTTGTACTCATTTGTTCCCAATGCCGCACTAAACATTGCCACTTTCCGGCTAATCTCACAGTATTCAAGTAGTTTTTTTATTTGATAATTGTACCCGGTTTCACCATTGCCATCAGGATAATAGGGTAACAAAGCATTACTTGGTAGCCTACCTTTATACTTCATAATAATATCATAAGCAATACGAATGATGGGAGTTTTTATCTCAGTGCGTATAAGTCCATCCTTGTGCGTTTTTTGAGGTAAATAATGAATGTAAGGTATTCCTTCTTCAATGCTGATATTATCAAAAGTGAATCGTCTGAAATCACCTATACGGCAACCGAAACAACATTGAACAACGAATACATCTTTTACTCGCTGCAATGTTTCGGGACATTCTTTGTGGACTACTTCATTGAATTCTGTTTTGGTGAGAAAGAAAGGCTCGTCATATTGTTGCTTCATAATGGACTCTTTTTCTTTTCCTATCTTCCGGAAAGGAGATACGGGAATAACATCATTACTTTCAAGCTCTACCATAAATGCTTGTAATAATAATAGTTTCTCAGCAATTGTATTCTGGCTTCTTTCCTTTGATGGTATATTCCGCTTATTCATTTCTGCGTACAGTTCTGGAAATTTTTCAACCAGAGTGTATTCTCTGCGTAGAAAATCACGAAAATTTAGAATATGTTCCTTATTGAATTCATTGACCGGCAACCCGTCAATACCATTGATAATGAGGAATCGAGTCAGTTCCCTTATCACTACATCGTAATGTTTCTTTCTGCCAGGACCTATTACACCTGCATTTAGCCATCCGTCAACATAGCGTTGGAACATACTACACATGGATTCCTCTTCACTGCTGATGTTATATTTTTCAGGATGTAAGTGCTGGTCTATTAAGATTTCCAGTTTTTCACTGGTTAATTCTTTGTTGCTCCCATAAATGGATAAAATTAGATTCTTCCGTTCTTCAATAGATGTGTTAAATGATGTTCTTATGTCTAACTTTATAATACTTTTAGCCTTATATTTTTCAGTCTTGGCATCCCAAAGAGTAGGAGAGACCATAATATCTGATTTGTGGAATAACTGTACATTGCGTCCATCAGATAATCGAAATCTGACATTTACTTCTTTATCTTTCTTCCCAGTTCTTATAAATGCTTTTACTGTAGTCATATATTCTCTGTTATATCGGTTGTGCAAATATACATAAATTGCACAACTCAGTTCAAATATTGCACAACATAATGCAATGGCATGCAATATAATATTTTTATATTACTCTGATTTTTAATGCAATGTTATATGTATTGGTTTTATAGTATTTTATATTCCGAATCGCAACGGAATCACAACGATAAGGCAAGTAGTCGATAAAAAGGCTGCTTGCCTTTCGTCGTTTAGCTGGGTATCAACGATTTACTACCTTGCCAATTTCGACAGAATTTGTGCAAAAAGTAGGTAACATAGCAGAAACACAGCTTTCCGTAGTTCCACTTTTCCGGTGGGTAGAAATAATTTAGAAAACAAAAATGAGTACGGTAAGAGTCATCCAGAACAAGCAGAGATTGACCAAAGAGGGCAATGCTCCGCTATATATAACCTTTTATCTCGGTAAGGAAAAGTTAATGCTTCCTTGCAAAGTGTCTGTGCCTGCTGCTAAATTTGACGAGAAAAGCGGACTTCTCAAAGGAAACAGTAAGGAAGCAAAGGATATAAATCTTATTGTGAGTAACCTGAAAGCACGTGTCAACGATATATTGGTGAAGTTCCGGCTGAGGAACCAGGCTTTGACAAAAGATATTTTCATGCGGGAGTATAACAATCCAAGTGATTATAAGACTTTCCATGACTTCGTGAAGGAGCATATGAAAACCTACAGCCGGCGAATAGAGATGGGAACGTTCAAGCATCATCTGAGCTGTATGAAAAAGTTCAAGGCATATAATGAACTGTTACAGTTCCAGGACCTTACTCCGGATTATCTGACTGACTACCTGATTTACATGAAAAAGGAGCTTGGAAATACGGAGATAACCGCACAACGTAATATGTCCACCATCAAGATATATGTCACCGCAGCCTACAGAAAGGGCTATATAGAAGAAAATCCTTTCCAGGAATTCCATATCAAAAGAATAAAAAGCGATGTGGACTATCTGACAGAGGAGGAGCTGATGCAGTTTGTGCAATTATACTATCAAAGAACATTGCCGGAAAAGCTTCAGCTGACCTTGGCCTTCTTCCTTTTCATGTGTTTCACGAGCATGCACATTACGGATGCACGTATGTTCTGTATCGAGCAGGTAAACAATGATGTGCTGACTTACTACCGTGTGAAGAACCGGAACTGTAAACCGGAACCGATAAAGATTCCGATGCCGGTACCTGCGGAAAAACTTCTGGAAGAATGGGCAGAGGGTAGGGAAGAAGGACGTCTGTTCAGGAACGTTCAATGTGATCAGGTCGTTAACCGACAGTTGAAGGCCATTGCCAAGGAACTGGGGATTAACAAAAAAATATCGGCCAAGACAGGAAGACATACGTTTGCAACTATTTATCTCCGGAAAACAAAAGACTTATCCAGCCTGCAAAAATTGCTTGGACATAGCAATATCCGGGAAACGATGATTTATGCGCACGTCATGGATGAGAGCAAGCGGGAAGGCATGCAATGTTTCAATAGCTTCACCCTATAATAGGGGCCAAAAGCCGTACAATCGTGCGGATGATTCATAATGTTTTATTTATCAAATAAATGCGGCTGCACCGATTTGTACAAGTTCGTACAAAATGAGGTGCAGCCGCACGAATTTATGCTCTCTCGTACATCACCCAGTAGGGTTGTCCTGCCAAATATTCTACATGGTACCCGGCATCAGCCAGTTGTTTGGCCAGCGCCATCGGAGCGACATCGACAATGTTCGACAGCTCATATACCAGTTCAGCGGTGGTCTTGTAAGATTTCTGTGAAGTGGTACCGATGGGTGAATAGTTCTGGCCGATGAAGTTTGCTATGGCTTTCTGCCGCTCGGCTTGTTGCTTCTCCAATTCGTCTCGTTTGTCCGGTTCTTCGTCGTTTTGATAAGAACGGAATCCTATAGGCTTTTTCATTGGGCACCTCCTTTCTGATTAGGGATAAGGCCTAAAAATTCGGTACGGGCATTATGTAATGTTGCTAAAACATCCAAAAATGTTTTTGAATTGTCATAGAAATAACCACTGTATTCAAGAAGAAAGCCGATACTATCATCCAACAATTCTGCAAGAGATGCTGCTCGATTATTTTGCAATTTCAATAAGCAATTAGATATGGAATCGTTGAGTACAATTCCATTAACGGTAGTATTATCCATTCTCACCTCCTTTCTGTTCCAGCATATTCGCCTTCTCACTGAATTGATAAATGGAACGTACCTTGCAAATATCGAGAAAGAATACCGTGTCCGGGCATCCACCACTTATGACATGTGCCTCGATGCGTATAGTACAGTCACGTCCCAAAGGAGTAGCAGTACATTTCATACGTTTCATCTTGGGGTGTTCAGCATTAATGCGGTTGACCGTATCGCCTATTTCATGCTTGAGTGCATCCAGGGAAAGTTCATCCTTGATAAGAACGTTTTTATACTTCTCTACATAATCAATAACCTTTTTCCATGCCCGGTTCTTGGGGGAATAGGTCTGCAGATGGTAAACAAAGAACATCATGCTTTGCCTCCTTTCTCATTAAAGGTGATGTTGACTGTCCCACCATTGACATAGATGGAGATGGATTTGTCGCTACGTGCTGCACGGATACGTTTACGTCCGGCGCACAGTTCAATACCCAACTGGGCAAACAGTTCTTGAACCTTCTCTGCGGATACATAGCGTCCGCGGGCGCTTTGGGCTTGTTTTTTCATACTGTTTGATTGTTTAGCGTATAGGCAGAAAAACGGCTGCCATTTCCCGTGTCGCTAAACAATCAAACAGTTGTCACTCCGTAGAGCAAAACAAATTGATAGGAAAGGCAGCCGTATGCATTTGTCAATAAACAAACTTCTACATATCTTCAGTATGGGCATAAAAAAAGCCCATTATGTCATGAGCATTAACCGCGCTCTACGTACATGACTAACATGTTTGATTGTTTAGCACCACAAAGATGAGAGTTTATTTTGAAATAGCAAAAGAAAAGCGGAGATTTTTTGTTTCTCCGCTTTTAATGTCACATTAAAAAGTTATACTGGCAGACAACCCACCTGGTGATGCTGACATTTTCAAGTATTTACCAGCCAACCATTCATAACGCAAACTCGAAGCATACAGAATGACAGCAGCCGCTCCAAAAATGACACTGGTTCCAGCAACAGCCACTTCATAGTCTTCGCTGTTATTAAAGAACCAGATACCTCCACTGACAGCCGCACATGCTAAGGACGCTGTTTTAAATCGGGAAGATTTAATCATCATGTGCCCAGCCTCAAATTGTGGATTCCCCACATCTGTTCTCAATTTTAACGACTGCATAAAAGTCATTGGCTGTTTTTCGGCATTTGGATTCTGCCCATCGACTCTCTCCGGATGTCCTGGAGGTATTTGCCTCTCGGTTGTTTCTGTGTTTCTACGATTTTCACGTCTCATTTCCGGACGTTCTTGTGCTAAAACAGTGTTTGCCACTAAGGACAGAACACAGATTAAAAATAAAACTCGTTTCATATTCAATTATTTATAGTATTTTTGCCAAAAAGAAAGTTATCATGAAATATACCGATAAAGATATACAGCAAGCTATAGAGCTTTCACAATATGCAGCCAATAAATGCTCTGAATTAGAGGATTACTCCATAGAGATGGAAGAACAGCTGTTTCGTTTACAACGGAAATGCAGTTTAATCAGAACATTGCAGATAACCACTCCCATAAGTTTGCTAATCGGTCTTTTGTTAGGACTCCTAATATAAAACCCACCGCTCCCCAAACAGCGCTGGCAATATTGATATAGTTTCCCCACAATGTCGTTTTCTTTATCCTGCTATCCAGCTCGTTTTCTTTTTCCTTCATCTCCAAATATTTGGCAAACCCCATTTTTACAGCTTTCTTGCCTTCGCGGGTCAAACAAATAGATTCAGTTTTTCCTTGTGCAGTAGAAATTAATCCTTCTGAATCTATGTCCGTTATAGCTTGCGTTATACGTTCCATATTATAACCTTTTTTTTGAAATTTGTCTTTAATATCCTTAGGATGAATAATGGTTTGTTCTGATATATATGTCAGAATGAAATCTTCCAATGAATTCATATCTAAAAAATCAATTCCTTATGCCGCGCGCCCACCGGAACCACCCGGAACCCGATTGAGTACGGGTTGCACGGCATAAGGAATTGAAACGTTTGGTTTATATTGGGCACTGCAAAGGTGTTAATTCTATTTCACATATCCAACAAAGAGATACAAAAAAGGCTTCCAACCCGTGGAAGCCCTCCTAATTGTCATTAAAAACCTTACGGCCTCGCGATTGACCGAGAAGTATTTTTCAATTCATTGGAATTTACATCATGCCAAGTGCACCTGACTTATGTCATTCAGAAAGCCATGCAATGCGCTTTCTATTTTTTCAACCTGAGCTTTACGTGGTTTTTTCAAACCTGATGCGTAATGTCCCAAGAGTTTCTGGTTGACCCCCGTTATACGCTCCAGTGCAGCCTTGGTAAAAATACCGCTATAATACTGGAGGAACGACTGTACATCAAAAGTCCATTCTACGGATATTTCTCCTTGTAATTCTTTAGGGACTGTAGAATTATGTTTTTTATACAGTTCAATGGAGGCAAGAAGATTCTCTTTTGTTTCCTGCACAGTTTCACCCTCTCCATAGATACCAGGAACATTGTCAGCCCACGCACCGAACAAGTCCGGTCCTTTTTCAATTGTCACTTTAAGTTTTCCCATAATAAAATCCTCCTTTCAAACATATAGAGAAAAGGGGGAGCTTATTCAAGCTCCATATCCCTGATAATTTTCTTTCTTAGTCCTTCACCCATTTCTTTGGCGCCGTGATAGGGCACCGGGTATCTGATACCGTTCTTGTCTTCATAAATCCGATGGCTCCCGTCTCCTTCACCTTTTATCCAGTGCCATCCTCTTTTCTTTCCACGTTTCAGTATCTGACTATGAAATTCTCTTGATTTAACCATATCTTAGTTGTTTCAATGACGCAAAGGTAGTAAAAATTCTACTTTATGCAAATAAAAAGAGCTTTTTTATTCTATCCGGTAAAAAGTTCCCTTCAGTACCTTGCTTAATCCATCAACATCTATTTCCGTCTCAATCTTCTCGCACAAATACTGCTTGTTGCCTATAAGAAACACCTTATTCACATCCGGCAGCTTATTGGCTTGGAACTGGATTGTGTAAGGGATATTGGAGTGAAACAGACTGAGTGTCGACAACCGATGTCCGACACTGTCCGGACAAACATCGTTCAAGCTTAGGGAACATTAGTGTCCCGTTAAAATGGGACGAGTTAAACAATTAATCAAATAGCCCCGGAATAAGGGGATTATTTAGATC